GTAAAAAATATCTTTTCAACTGGGAAAGCAGAAGAAAAGACTTATACAAAAAGGACTTTGAGGAATTGTATTAGGAGGAAAAATGCAACTATTTCAAGGAGTTAATTAATGGGTAAAATAAGAGTTTATTTCATGGAAATAATAGATTTAAATAGTGGTAAACATCAAATAAAATCAGATGATTATAACAAAATATGGGCATTTGTAAAAAGGTACAAGGGAGCGATTAAAGGACTGCATTCAGGCAGTAAAACGGTTTCAGAAAAGAAATTCGAGGAAATCAAAAAAGAAGAAAATTTTAAATAGGAGGAATAATGGGAATAAAATTCTTAGGAACAGTAGAAATCAAAGAAAATATGACAACAGAAGAATTAGATAAAAAAATATCTGAAATTATTAAGGATTTTCAGAATGGCATTGATAAAAAACAACAAGAGTTGAGTAGCGAGGACAATGTTAAAAGTCCTAAACACTACAAACTTGAGGGCTTAAATGTTGAAAGTATAGAAGTCATTAAGTCGGTGCTAGGACAAGAGGGATTTAAGGCATTTTGCAAGGGAAATACAATGAAGTATTTAATCCGGGCAGAAAAGAAAAATGGCTTAGAAGATTATAAAAAAGCACAGACTTATCTAAATTGGTATTTGAAAGAATGTGAAGAGCATGATTAAGCTTGAATTACCAGTTTACTGGCAGACTAGAAAGAATAAAATAACTCTAATGAGCCTAAACTGGTACAGGAATGAGAACGAACATGTAAAAAACAAAATTAAGCATGAATATCATGACTTGATAAGATTAAAACTTTTAAAAAACAAAGAAAAGATAAAAGGCAAATATCAGGTACGGTATAGATATTTCTACAAGAATTCGGGAAGTGACCTTGAAAATGTAGCTTCAGTAATCGGAAAATTTCTGAATGACGCATTAAAGGAACTGGGGATAATTGTAGATGACAGTGTTAAATATTTAGTCAATAGTCAACTGATAGTTGACAGTTGTGATAAAAAAAATCCAAGAATGGAAATAGAAGTGGAGGAAATAGAATGACAAATAAGCAAGTTTACGGAATGATAGAAATGGTAGGAGAATTTTATCGTGCAATGGGCGATGGAGAATATATAGGAACTGGGAAGTACAAAAGTATTGAAAGAAAAACAATGAGGGAAAATATATTTCATGAAGAACTAACCGAGTTTATAGAAGCTAGTTCTTATAAAAGGGAAAAACTAAGAAGAAAAGGGCAATTAGATGCAATCTGTGATATGTTCTATGTTGCAGCTGGAAATCTGCTTGAGAACAGTAAGAGCATTGAACAGGCAAAGCAGAAGTGGACTAAAGGTGGTATCTGGGAAACGGACACTGCGGAAAAAATGAGAAAAAGAACTGATTTTGATGTTCATACAGTGTATGAATCGTTCAAGGAAGTACATCGGAGCAACATGACAAAGGTATGTAAAGATGGAACAGTATTAAGGCGTGAAGATGGGAAAATCATAAAACCTGATACATTTGAAGAGCCTAATTTGGATAGATTTTTATAGGGGGGTTATGGAAATAATAACAAATACAAAGTTCTTACAGACAGTAGTTATGTTATTTAGCCTTTATCTACTGTATAGAATGAATAAAAAATAAGGAGGAAATATGCAAATATACGAAAGCTGCATTAGTAACATATACATAGTGGAAGACGGATATAGCCCTGAAAGATGCAGTTTCTGTGGAGATACAGATAATTATCTCGGAAGTTACAGAAAAGGTAATGTTCAGAGTATTTCAGAAGTTCTGATTGATTTACTGCTTGAATATAACGAAGAATATGTCAGAGAAATATTTAAGGAAATCAGTCTAATGGAGAAACTGAATGCAGAGCAAAAAGCAGAAATAAATGAATTGATGGTAAAAGAGTTCAGAAAAAGGATAGAAACAATTTTTGGATAGAAGGAGGAAAACAATGAATGAACTCGTAAAGATAGAAAGTAGAGGAGAAAAACAAGTTATAAGTGCAAAGGAACTATACGAAAAATTAGAGATGGACAAATCGCATTGGAAAAGATGGGCAAAAAATAACATTGAAACAAATGATTTCTTTCTTGAAAATATAGACTATGAGGGGTTCGCCACTGAGGCGAACGGTAATGAAACAAAAGATTACTGGATAACAATTGAAATGGCAAAGCATTTATGCATGATGTCGAGAACAACAAAAGCACATGAAATAAGAGATTATTTTATAAAAATAGAACAGGCTTGGAATACGCCCGAAATGATTATGAAAAGAGCTTTGGAAATTGCTAATAAGCGGGCAGAAGAAGCAACAAAAAAACTGTTGGATAACAAGCATAAAATAGAATTTTATGAAGATGTTGCTGGAAGTGACAGTACCGCAGAAATAGGAACAGTTGCTAAAATACTTGGATTTAAGAACGTCGGAAGAAATATATTATTTGATATTTTGCGAAAACAAGGTATTTTACAACCGAATAATATACCTTATCAACGTTATGTCGATTCTGGTTATTTCAGGGTAATTGAAAGTAAATGGAATGACTATGTGACTGGTGATGTAAAAATATCATTTAAGACAGTTGTGTATCAGAAGGGAATTGAATATATTGCGAAAATTTTAAGAGATTTAGGATATCAGAAAATCGAGGTGGCATAATAAAATGATAGAAGAACAGGAAGCGAAACAGGAAGAGCGAGCAGAATCAATAAAAAATAAATTAAGAAATAAAGGGAATATAGAAAAAGATGAGTATGATTTTTGCAAAATTAACAGAAGACTTTTTGAAAATATAAGATTTAAGAAAATTAGAAAGGCAGATAAAAAATGGCAACAGTAGAGATAGATAGACTGAACTGTGAAATAAGGTTGCTGTATCCGACTAACGAAAGCGTCAAAAAACTTGCGGAATGGCAGGATGAAATAAATAACTATCCGATTAAAATCATTCCTCAGAACACGATAACAATGGAACAGATGAAACTGTTATATGTGCTTTTTAAACAGTTCAGCGAGGGTATAGAATGGTACGATTTGGGATATACAAAAGACTATTTAAAAGATATGTTCAGTGGCATATATGAGATTGGAGATTTCAGTTTAAGTCCATTTAAAAAAAATCCGTTGACACTGGAACAAGCTACTGAATTTATCCAGTTCATAATAGAACATGGGATTGAAAATAATATAAATCTTTATATCCAGGACAAAAATACAGGAATAAAAAGGCATATAAGGGAGATAGTGCCTGATATTCAGAGATACGTAATCAGATGTCTGAGGGAAAGAGTATGCTGTGTATGTGGAGAAAAGCATGACTTTAAGAATGGAAAAATAGTTGACCTCGAACATTACGATAATATCTCAAGCACAGCTACTACTTACGATTTAGATGATGGACTACAGAGCAGATTTTTAACTTTATGCAGAAAACATCATATGGAAATACATAATATACCTAAAAAGGAATTTATAGAAAAATATATCCTTGAACCTGTATGGTTAAATGAACAGTTAATATATGAATTGCTCGACAAATATCCGAATCACTTCAAGCTGTTCAGAAAAAGACTGAAAGAGGGATACTATGAGGGACTGATAAGGAAGGAGAAAATAAAATGACAGAAGAAAAACAGAAATATGAAAAAATATTTTTAGAAGTCTGGGACAATAATTTGTTAGAAAAATGCTTTTTGATGGACATGTGTGAATTGCTTACACAAGAAAAAATAAAAGCGTTGGAAAATGGAATCACGCTATTTTATTACAAAACAACGAATGATAGAACTTTTGTAATAGAAGACGATGAAATACACGGGACTTTGGAAATTTACGAGGAGAAATAAGAATGAAAATTTTAAAAATATATTTATCAGGATTTGCAATAGTTTTTGCAATTTTAACAGTAGGAAGAACAATAACGAAAATAAGTGAGTATAAAAGAACTGGTAGATGGAATAGTTATAAGATTAAATGGGGGAGAATAATTTATTATTCACTTTATAGTTTCGGTTTTTTTGCTATATGGTTACATGACACTATTGGAGATAATTTTTATATATAAAAAATAACAGGACAATGGCAGTTGAATATTTTTGGTCTTAGGGTATAATAATAGTACATTATAAAAAGGAGGTGTTTAGTATTGATAATACATGTTAGTCAACAAGTGAATGTTGAAGGTGAAAATTTTCCTAGAACAATGTACAAAGAATTTGAAAGTTCTATAATCCCATCGTTAGGCATGAGGATAGAAGATATTGGATGGAAAAAACCGTATGATTATGAAGTTGTAGAAGTAATAATTAATTACGAAGAAAATAGAGTGTTTGTATCGGTAGCACAATATAACAATGTTATACCAGCAGATAAAATAGAAAACTTTTTTGAGATACAAAAACATTGTGGTTGGAAAAAATTGGGTGAATAAATTATGTAAAAGACCAAATAAACTGGTCTTTTTTGATTGAAAAAGAAGGGAAGGTAAAATGAATAAATATACATTATACACAACGGACAATTGTAATGTCTGTGACAGAGCAAAAAGCTTAATTCAGAGGCAGGAATTAAACATTGAAATTAAGAAAGCGACAGAAGAGGAAGTAAAGGAATTCAGGGCAAAGAAAATATTGAGTTTCCCAGTTTTAACAGATGAAACTGGGGAAATAATAAGTTTTGGATTACAAGCTGGATACTATATAGCTGAGAATATAGAAAAACTGAAGTGTTTGGTTTGAAAAAAGTAGAAAATATGGTATAATATAGGAGGAAAATTTGAAAGAAGAATACAAAGAATTAATTGAAAAAGACAGGGAAGTTCAATATATTTTAGAGGACATATTAAAACTAAAAAAAACAGGGAGCGAATGTGAAATGAGGCTCTACTGGAAAAACGGGAAACAGTATAATAAAAGATACATAGTAAAAAAATTAATTGAATAAAGGCGAAACTACAGATGTATGAGCCACTTTATAAGTAGACTGGGAAAGGTCTATTTGTAAGGTGGCTTTTCTTTTTGAGGAGGGAAAATTGAAGTACGAATTTTACAGGAATGATATTGAACAGTTCACTAATGAGGAAAATATGTTTTTTCATTCCAAAAACAGCGAAGAATATGAACATAGGAAATATATAATGAAGTTATTTTTAGAAGTAGCGTTTGAATTGATGAGCGAAAAAGAAAAGAAAGTATATAAACTAAGAAATGAAGAAAATCTAAATCATGAAGAAATATCAAAAGAACTAGGTATATCAGTCGTGAATTCAAGAAAGATACTATACAAGGCAAATCAGAAAGTTATGAGAATAGCAAATCTGATTGAAAAGATTAAATTTATAGAAAAACAGGAGAGAACATGAGAATAGAGAAAGTAAATATAAATGATATTACAATGTATGAAAATAACGCCAAAGAACATCCTGAATGGCAAATTGAACAGATAAAAAAGAGCATTCAGGAGTTTGGATTTAATGACCCAATTGCAATAGATGAAAAAGGAATAATAATTGAAGGTCATGGAAGGTTTTTAGCGTTAAAAGATTTAGGATACACAGAAATAGAAGTAATAAGGTTGAATCATTTAACAGAAGAACAAAAAGTGGCATACTCCATTGCACATAATAAGTTAACAATGAATACAGACTTTGATTTAGAAACTTTAAAATATGAAATAAATAAGTTGCAGAACGAGGAATTTGATTTAAGTCTTTTAGGATTTGAAAATATAGAACTCGAAGAAATTCTGGAAGAGGAAGAAGTACTGGAACTCGAAGAAGAAGCTGAAGAAAAATTAGGGGGGGAGAGAAGTGACTTGATTTGCCCCAATTGTCGTCACATTGCACCAAAAAAAGAATTTAAAGAGGTGTTGAAAAATGGCGAAAATTCATAATGACAAATATTACACTCCTGACTTGGTTGTAAAAAAAGTAATTGAAGTTCTTGAAAAAGATGTAATGCCTATCAATAAGTTTTCAAGAATTATAGAACCGAGTGCGGGAGCAGGGGCTTTTCTTAAAAGATTGCCTGAAAAAACAATTGGATATGACATAGAGCCACAAAATGAAAACATAATAAAAGGAGATTATCTGAAACAGGATATCCCGTATTTAAAAGATAGTCTTGTGATTGGCAATCCTCCATTTGGAGAAGCTGGTAATTTACACACCGAATTTATTAAGCGAAGCATAGAACATTCAGATTATGTTGCCTTCGTACTGCCAGGAGATATGTACAAAAAAGATAAATTCGAGGGCATAGAACTGTATAAAACTTATATGTTGCCAGCGGTTAAATATAGTGGAGTTAAGCTTAAGTGCTGTTTTAATATCTATCGCAAAAGAAAAAAGAGATTAAAAGAAAAAAATATAAAGAATGTAGAAATATTGACTTTTTCAAAAACAAAAAACACAACAAGGCAACAGGAACAGGAATGGTTAAACATAAAATCCGATTTAAGGTTTATAGGTTTTGGAACTATCAGAATATTAAAAGAAACAGATAAAAAAGTCCGTGCAAAAGAAATGAAAATAGTTTTGAGAGAAAAAGTAAATCTGAAACCTGTGCTTGAGAAATATTTAAGAGACAGGAGTAAGGTTGCAGTTTCAACTCCAAACGTATCAAAGAAAGAAATCGTAGAACTTATATATGATAACTTTCCACAATTGAGAGGATAGAAAAAGGTGGCAATGAATC